AAGGTATACGATAAGTACAACGATAAATTTATTCATATTCCTGCTGCATCATCAACAGCTGGTATTATGGCCGCAACAGATAACAATGCTGCTCCATGGATATCACCCGCTGGTACAAGACGTGGTAACTATCTGGGTATAACATCGTTGGCTTACTCACCGACAAAAGCTCAAAGAGATACCTTATATAAGGGCTCAGTGAATCCTATTGCAAATCTTCCTGGACAAGGAGTAATGCTATACGGTGATAAAACACATATGAACAGACCATCAGCATTTGATCGTATTAATGTTCGTAGATTGTTTACATCACTAGAAAAAGCAATAGGTGAATTTGCTAAAGCTTCTCTCTTTGAGATAAACGACGAGTTTACTCGAGCTGAATTTGTAAATAATGTAGAACCTTTACTAAGAGAAGTAAAAGGTCGACGTGGTCTCACAGACTTTAAAGTAATCTGTGATGAGACAAACAATACCGCTTCAGTAATTGACAGAAATGAATTTGTGGCAACGATCTTCCTCAAGCCAGCACGCTCAATCAACTTCATCACATTGAATTTTGTGGCGACTAGAACGGGTGCTGACTTCGAAGAAGTAGTTGGCATATAGTAGCGGTAAGGAGATAAAAAATGGCTATTCTAGGAGTAGATGATTTTAAAGCAAAACTACGTGGTGGTGGCGCACGCTCTAATCTATTTAAAGCTACAATAAACTTTCCAGGCTATGCAGCTGGTGATGTAGAATTAACATCCTTCATGTGTAAGGGTGCTCAATTACCACAATCATTAGTCGAAGAAGTACCTATTTCGTTTCGTGGTAGAATATTAAAAATTGCTGGTGAGAGAACATTCGAAGCTTGGACAGCAACTATCTACAATGATACAGATTTTGGAACTCGTGATGCAATGGAAAGATGGATGAATGGTATCAATGGGCATACAACTAACGTTGGTTTAGTAAATCCTGTCGATTACCAGGCTGACTTATTTGTAGAACAATTAGATAGAGATGGAACATCAATCAAAAGATATGATTTTAGAGGTGCATTTCCAGTAAATGTCAGTGAAATAGATCTAGACTACGACGCATCTGGTCAGATAGAAATTTTCACTACTACCTTTGCATATCAGTATTGGGAGTCAAATACCACTTCGTAAGAAGTTATAAATAAACGTGAAGGGCCGAAAGGCCCTTTGCTAAACTATTTTTTGTGGAAGAGAACATGGCAGAGAATAACGGATTTTCATTATTTGGTTTTGAGATACGTAGGAAACAAGATAAGGTTTCTAAAAAGAATCAGATGGATTCTATTGTACCGCCTATAGATGAGGATGGTGCTGGATACGTAACTGCATCCGGGTCGCACTTTGGTCAATATGTAAACATTGATGGCGACGAATTTAAAGATAATATATTAAAAATAAAACAATATCGTGGTGTTGCAATGCATCCTGAGGTTGATGCCGCAGTAGAAGACATTGTAAATGAATCTATATCTATTGCAGATGATGGTGCAACTGTTACAGTTAATATGGATAATGTTGATGTATCTGATAAGATAAAGAAAACTATACAAGAAGAATTTAAAAACATATCTACAATGCTTAAGTTCAACGAACTAGGGCATGATATCTTCCGTCGATGGTATGTAGACGGTCGAATTTATCATCATCTCGTAGTTAACGAAGCAAATATAAAGATGGGTATTCAAGATATTCGTCCTATCGATGCTACTAAGATACGTAAAGTAAAAGAGATTAAGAAGAAGAAAGACCCGGTTACAGGTGCTGAACTAATCGAAAAGGTTGATGAGCATTTTATTTACCAAGAGAAACCAGGTCAAACTAAGCAAGGTGTTAAACTTACACCAGACGCTGTTAGTTATGTTACATCTGGTCTATTAGATCAAGATCGTAGAAGAGTTATATCATATCTTCAAAAAGCATTGAAGCCTCTTAACCAGTTAAGAATGATGGAAGACTCATTAGTTATCTATCGTCTTGCACGTGCACCTGAACGTCGTATATTCTATATCGACGTAGGTAATATGCCAACTGGTAAAGCTGAAGAGTATATGAAGAAGATCATGACTCAATATCGTAACAAGCTTGTATATGATCAAACAACTGGTAAGTTAAAAGATGATCGTAAACATATGTCAATGCTTGAAGATTTTTGGCTACCACGAAAAGAAGGTGGACGAGGAACAGAGATAAGCACATTGCCTGGTGGTGAGAACCTAGGACAGATAGATGACATTATATATTTTCAGAAAAGATTATATAAGTCTCTCAATGTACCTATATCTCGTCTTGAGCAAGATCAAAGTGCTAATATTCTTGGTAGATCTACAGAGATTAACAGAGATGAATTAAAGTTTCAAAAGTTTATCGAACGACTAAGACGTAGATTCTCAGCTCTTTTCTTAGAGATACTTCGTAAGCAGCTTATATTAAAAGGTATTATTGCTGATGAAGATTGGAAAGAATGGGAAAATGATTTAGTTGTAGAATTTGCACATGATAATCATTTTGCAGAACTTAGAGATGCTGAACTAATACGTGAAAGATTACAGACCATGGATCTAGCACAAAATTATATTGGCGAGTACTATTCAAAAGAATGGGCTCAGAAAAATATTCTCATGTTAAATGATGAAGAGATAGAAAGAATCAATAAAGAAATTAAAGGTGAAACAGATTCTGGCGAAACTGATAATGAACAAGAGCCAGACAATCAAGGAGATGATAATGAGCGATGAAGCTGAAGTAATGGAACCAGAAGCAGAGGTTAATCCAATGCAAACATTTGTTGATGATATATTGGCAAAGAACTTTGCAGGAGCACAAACAACATTTAACGATTTATTAGGTGATAAACTTAACGATGCTTTAGATCAAGAAAAGGTATCAATGGCACAACAAGTTTATAATGGTGAAGAACCAGATGAAGATCAACTCGAATTAGAACTAGATGACGATCAATCAGAAGAAGAATACGAAGATGATCTTGAAGATGGTGCAGAAGAGTATACTTCTGAAACTGATGAAGAGGAAGTAGAAGATTAATTTGTTATAAATAAATGTAACATAATTATCACAGGTCTTATTTAAATGAAACTTATTACGGAATATAACGAAAGCGATGTTCAATGCATCGTTGAGAAAAAAGAAGACGGCTCGAAAAAATATCTCATCGAGGGTGTTTTTGCTATGGCTGAATCTAAAAACCGTAATGGAAGAATTTATCCTAAGGCAATATTAGAAAAAGCAGTTGACAAATATGTCACTGATCAAGTTAAAACTAAAAGAGCTGTTGGTGAGCTAAACCATCCGGAAGGCCCGACAGTTAATTTAGATAAGGTATCCCATCTGATTACTGATCTCAACTTTGAAGGTAATAATGTGATGGGCAAGGCACAAGTTTTGGAGACTCCTATGGGACAGATCGTAAAAGGTTTGCTTGAGGGCGGTGTTCAATTAGGCGTGTCAACTCGTGGTATGGGAAGTCTTGAGCAGCGTAATGGCGCAGCGGTCGTCAAAGACGACTTTATTCTTAATACGGTAGATATCGTACAAGATCCATCCGCACCGAATGCATTCGTTAATGGAATTATGGAAGGTGTAGACTGGGTTTGGAATAACGGCATTATTGAAGCCAGGGCAATTGAAGAAATGGAGACTGAAATTAAACAAGCTCCACGTACTGATCTCTATGAGACACAGGTTCGTGAGTATAAGAATTTCCTCTCGTTACTCAAACTAAGCATGTAAGGAGAAAAGCATGTCTGATCAAGAAAATCAGGTCACTGAAGCAGATCTCCATGACGAGGACGTTGTGGAAGAAGCTATGACTCATGACCCTAAAAATGCGGAAGACGCATCTGTTGCATCTGTAAAAGGCGCAGCTGGTAAAACAGCAAAGGCTCCAGAGCCTGCACCTAAACAGGGACATCACGTGCCGATGCCGAAAACAAAAGCAGGTATGTTGCAAGCCATGTATCTAAAGCAGAGCAAAATGAATAAGAAAGCTCTCATGGCAATGTACGGTAATGTGATGAAAGATGACGTCGAATGGGATGATGATGCAGCAATTATGGAAAATCCAGAAGTTGCATATGATTACCAAGGCGAACTCGATGCATTAGTTGAATCTGAAGCAACTCTATCAGAAGAGTTCAAAGAGAAAACAACCGTCATATTCGAAGCAGCAATGAAAGCAAAATTAGCAGAAGAAATCGAAGAACTCGAAGAAAACTATGCTAATGAGCTTGCTGAAGAGATTGCAGCAACAAAATCTGATCTCGTAGAAAAAGTAGATTCTTACCTAAACTACGTAGTTGAGCAGTGGATGGAAGACAACAAGCTAGCAGTTCAAACTGGCTTACGTACTGAAATCGCTGAAACATTCATGAACAAGCTAAAAGACGTATTCATTGAGTCTTATATCGAAGTTCCAGAAGATAAAGTTGACTTAGTCGACGAATTAGCTGGCCAGGTAGAAGAACTTGAAGAAGCTCTTAATGCTCGTACTGAAGAAGCGCTAGAACAAGCCAAGGCAATTGAAGACTTTACACGCGCAGCTATTGTAGCTGAAGCAGCTAAAGATCTTCCTGATACACAAGCTGAGAAGCTTGCAGGTCTTGTCGACTCTATCGATTTCGAAGACGAAGAAACATTCACTAAGAAAGTTTCTGTAGTCAAAGAAGCTCATTTTACAGCGCCAGCTGTGGAATCAACCATTGCTGAAGAAACAGATGTTGATGCGGAAGCTGATACAGAAGAAGTTTCTGCAACAATGGCGACATATTTGTCAGCAATTAGAAAACAAACTAAATAAGGGAGATCCAAGAGATGGAATCTTATTCTAACTTGGTCGAAAAGTGGGGACCGGTTCTTAATGAAGAAACAGCTGGTACCATTCGAGACAACCACAGAAAGCAAGTAACTGCTGCTCTGTTGGAAAATACTGAGAAAGCTCTTACTGAAGAGCGTGCTCAACTAAACGAAGCCGCACCTACAAACGCAACAGGCTCAAACATCAATAACTGGGATCCAGTATTGATCAGCTTGGTACGTCGTGCTGCTCCAAACCTTATTGCACACGATCTAGCATCTGTACAGCCTATGAACGGCCCAACAGGTCTTATCTTTGCAATGAAGTCAAAGTTCTCATCACAAGGTGGATCTGAGGCTTTATTTAACGAAGCTGATACACAGTTCTCTGGTACACAAGCAACACCAGCAAATAATGCTGCTGATGGAGCTGACGGTTCAGGTTTACTTAGTTACGGTGGTGACTCTGCTATGCCTCAACCAAACCACGGTTCTGGTATGGCAACAGACTCTGCTGAAGCTCTTGGATCATCTGGTTCAACAGACTTCGCAGAAATGGCATTCAGCATTGAGCGTCAGACTGTGACTGCAAAGTCACGTGCTCTAAAAGCTGAGTACTCATTAGAGTTGGCTCAGGATCTTAAAGCGATCCACGGTTTAGACGCAGAATCAGAATTGGCAAACATCTTGTCAACTGAGATTCTTGCTGAGATCAACCGCGAAATCATTCGTGTGATCAACGCTGCTGCTAAGCCTGGTGCTCAAACAGCTCAGATCACTAAGAAAGGTCTTATTGACTTAGATACTGATGTTGATGGTCGTTGGTCCGCAGAGAAATTTAAAGGTCTCGGCATCCAAATCGATCGTGAAGCTAACCAAATTGCCAAAGATACTCGTAGAGGAAAAGGTAACGTGATGGTATGTTCATCTGACGTTGCTTCTGCTCTAGCATCAACAGGTATGTTAGACTACTCACAAGTACTTGCTTCAAACACATTGAATGTCGACGATACAGGTAACACATTTGCTGGTACTTTGAATGGTCGCATGAAAGTGTACATTGACCCATATGCAACAGTTGATTATATCAACGTTGGTTATAAGGGTACAAATCCATACGACGCCGGTCTTTTCTACTGCCCATACGTACCATTAACAATGATGCGTGCAGTTGCTGAAGATACATTCCAGCCAAAAATTGGTTTCAAGACACGATATGGTCTTGCATCAAACCCATTTACACCTGGATCATCTAACGGCTTAGGTACTCCTCGTCAGAACCAGTACTACAGAATTATGCGTGTGGATAACATTCTTAACACATAAGAATAGGGATAACCTATCAAACTGGGGCGCTTCGGCGCCCTTTTTTTTGTATAAATACATACATGATAAAGCTTACAGAAAATGCAGAAGAATATTTAAAAAAGGTTGGTAACCCACATGTATCGCTAAATGTAAAAGGCGGTGGATGTTCTGGCTTTCAATACGAATGGGGTACGACAGATAAAGAACCAACTATAGGAAATCTATGGTTAGATCCTATGGCAGAGATGTTTGTGTTTGGTTGTACTATAGATTACGTAGAAGAGCTTGGTGGATCTTATTTAAAGGTCGTAAACCCAAATGCAACAGCATCGTGCGGATGTGGTGAAAGCTTTGCTGTATAGGAGATATAAATGGTTTATAATATAAATGAAAATTATTTAGAACCAACAGGATTTAAATTAGTCTTAGACAGAAAATTTTATCCTAAGACAGAATATTTTGTAACTAGTGTAACTCATCCAGACGTTAGTCTTGCCGGTGTACAAGTTCCATTTAAGTCTATAAATACATATCAGCCTGGTGATAGATTACAATTTAGTGAACTAGTAGCAAATATAGTAATGGATGAAAACTTAGTTAACTATACAGAAATGTATGATATACTAAAAGAAACAGTACAAGTAAATGAAATAAATAGATTTACTAGAGATGTTACACAAAAACCTCTAGACATGGATTTAAAACTATATACATTGACAAGTAAAAATAATGCTAATAAAGAAATTACATACTATGATGCTAGACTTACATCAATCGGAGGAATGGAATTAGAATCAACGAGAGCAGATATACAGTATATTACTGTTCCTCTTTCATTTGAATTTAACTACTTTGAAATTAAATAAATAACTATATAATGGAGTTATATTATGAATCTTGAAACTGTACTCGAGATGTGGAAAAAAGACTCTGAGATACCTCAGTATAATCTTGATGAAACATCTAGACAAACCCCAACGCTACATGCAAAATATATGGAGTTTATGTCCATAGCCCGTCTTCAGATGAAAAAAGCTGAGATGGATCAGAAGACTTTACTTAAAAAGAAGTGGCTATACTATAATGGCAAGATGACTCAAGAACAAATTGAGAAAGAAGGATGGGACTTTGATCCGTTTGAAGGACTAAAAGTTCTCAAAGGTGAGATGGATTATTATTATGATGCCGATACCGATATACAAAAGTCTGAAGAAAAAATAACGTATTATAAAACTTACATCGAGACACTTACTGAGATTATAAATGTATTAAAGTGGAGACATTCTACTATAAAAAATATTATTGATTGGAGAAGGTTCGAATCGGGTGGATAAATTAGTTGTAAGTCAGAAGAATCATTCTGTTATGTCAGTACAAACTGATATGGGAATAGCTACAGAACTGACAGACTTCTTTTCATTTTTTGTTCCAGGCTATAAGTACATGCCAGCATTTCGTAATAAAGTGTGGGACGGCAAAATAAGGTTGTATAATTCACAGGCACAAGAATTACCTGTTGGATTATTTCCATATTTGCAGGATTTTTGTAATCCACGTAACTATGAGGTCGAGGTCAAGCATAATAAATTTTATGGCCTGCCAGGTGATACGGTCGACGTAGATCCCGCAGAGCTAAGTACATTTATTAATGGCTTGTCTCTATCTACAAAAGGCCAGAGAATCAATCCGCGTGACTATCAGATAGAAG